ATTTTGTGTTGAAAATAAGATCATTAGTATCTGATGCATGTGTACTTCTACCAATCATTTTTCCTGATTTGACGTCCCATAGGTTTGGGTCAATTTCAGTTTTCATACTAAAGCGGGTTTCGTTGCCGTCAACGGTGATACGGCACATAAGGGGTACGTTCCCATTTTTCTTTTGCTTGTCTCTTTTCAGGAAGAAAAGTACGCTAAATGTTGTTTTCATAATCTCAAAATTGAATTACAAAGTTAGACTTAATAAATTGTTAATGAGAGTTATGCAGACTGCCAATGTCAGACAGGGAAGTGCCTATTTCGGACAGATCGTACCCCAAACGGGGAAAATAGGAAAGGGGTATGAATTAGGAAATCAAGTAGGTCAATCTTTGTCCTTTTTCTGTCCTTTTCGGGAAAGTATAAAACAAAGAAAAAACCCTACAAATCACTGGATTTGTAGGGTTTTACGCTTTTTTGTCGCTAACTGTCGTAGCTTCTGGGCGGAGAGAGAGGCTCCGCGGTATATGTATAAGTAGAATTAAATAAAGATCAAAAATACTGTTTTTATGCTAGTTATCAGAATCTAATATATAATTAAGATACATCAAAGAGCAGTTAAGCTAATCTGTTTTAGTGTCCGTTTTTTGTATTAGACACTAAACGCGATTGAATAACGACATAGATTTTTCTTTTAATGAATCGACAATTGCAACGTAAGGTTTCATACTCTCATAATCACTATGCCCAGTCCACGACATTACCACCTCAGCAGCTATGCCCAAAAATAGAGCATTAACGATGAATGTGCGCCGACCACAATGGGTGGTTAATAATTCGTATTTTGGGTAAACCTCCTCATATCTATTATTTCCAATGAAATAAACAATTCTAATCGGGTCGTCTATTCCTATGACACTTCCCATTATTTTTAGGTGATCGTTCATTCTCTCGTTACTTATTACGGGCAAAGCAAGATCATCGTGAAATACATGATCTTTATACTTATCAAGTATTGATTTGCTATAATCATTCAAATCTATTTTAAGCCCATCTACGGTTTTTTTTGTTACAACTGATATAAACGTTTCTTTCACGTCGGAACGTCTCAATTTTGCAACGTCTGAATACCGGAGAGAGGTGAAACAGCAAAAACAGAATACATCCCGGACTCGTTCTAATGCTTTTTTATTTTCATCGTCCAAGTCAATTTCATGATCTGAATCTTTGACTTTCTTTTTCGCTTTAGTAAAATCAAAATTATAGACTTTCATCAACTCTTCCCATGTAAGGAAAATCACAACTTTACTATTTCCGTCAGTACCCTTTAATTTTGGTCTGAATGTTTCATGAGCCTTACCTTGATAATAATTTTTATGGCTTGACCAGCGTAAAAACCATTTTAAAAATCCTACATTCTTGGCAATGGTTGTATTTTTCATTCCTGTTTCAGATTTTGGCAAAGTCAATTGCATGGCTTCCTTTGTTTGCTGGTATTGTACAAAAGAAATCAACACTGAATTATCCTCATCCGTCAAGTCTGAAAATGAAATGTCTGATTTGAAATTTTCAAGATGCTTTTTTAATGCTCCAAATTTTGTGTAAGTTGGCTCTTCCCATGAGTTTTCGGCTCCCATTTTTTCAACAAATTCATCAAATACATCAAAAAACTGTTTTTCCTCTTTTTTCTTTTCCGGTTGTTTCCCGTTTGCGACATTAAAAGCAGTTCTAAATTCTTCAATTGTAGGGGTGTGATTTTCCTTTTCAAAATCAAGAAAGACAGATTCTGCAATCCCATCGAATTTTTGAATTTCTCTATTTATAATATTTGCCTGTACCTTTTTCTTTCCGTGTGTTGTTGATAGCTTGCAGCGTTGTGTCTCTTTGCTCCATTTGTTAACGTCAACACGGTACCCAACATTGAAATCAACTATACTTTTATTGCTGTTCCATTTAATTCGGTACTTAAGTTTAGCATCTGGTTTACCTGCTTCTTTACCTAACAAAAATTGACAGGTTCTTTTTATATTCATTGTTTCTTCTTTGCAAACATTTCACCTTTGCCGGTCATAAGCCATTGAGATGATATACCGTAATCGTTTATTAAATACGCAAGCCATGCCATTTGGAAAATATCACGAGACATGTCTTTTTCAAGCGTGTTGAAGTTCCATCGATTTATTTCATATTTTGCTGTAAACGTTTGTTTCCCTCGTATTATTTTGAGGCTTTTAAGCATGTATATTGCCTCAAAGAAACGCTTTATTATTTTTTGGCTGTCTTCTGATTGCATAATAGTTTATTTAGAACAAATTGAAACTTTAAATTCAAACTCATATTCACGTGTCTTTTCACCGGATTTAATAGGGAAGATAAGTCTTATACTTGTATCGCCGTAATATTTTATTCCAGCTTTGAAAAATAGATCAGAAACGTAGTTTCGACCATCTTTTACATAACTTTCAAAAGGGTAAATAGATTTCGATATTTCGGTTTTAGATGCAATTTGGCTTTCACCTTTTGAAGCGCTTTTATTTATTATAAGCGTATTGTCAAATAATAGTGGCGAAGATTGTTTGTTGACTACAAACAACGCATTATCCCAGATACATGACATTTTTACATTTGTTTTATTCTCTATAGTTACACCCCAAAAAGTCTTTGTTGGTTTAAATGTAAATTTAACACTATCATTTTCCCAGCTCATTTGATTGGTGACTGGTTTTATCATTGTAATACAACAGCCTGATAATTTGACTGGGTAATTCTGGCAAAAAGCAGAAAAATTGAATAATAGAATCACTGCTGTAAAAAATATTTTTCTCATAACGTTATATTTTAAGTGTTTAATTATCGCCTCCTTTGTCTTGATATTTCTATAATATTGAATAACTGTGCAATTTCATTCAACTTTAGAACTCTATCCGGGTATTCATCATTCAATGAGTGTATCGTAATCTCACAAAGTTCTGTGTCGTGTTTTATTATTCTTTTAATAAGTATTCCATCGGTTCGATGCACAATAGCAAAATCCCATTTTCGTATGTGTAATTTTGATTTCCATAATTCTCTTTTTATCTCCCGACAAAGGAGCTTGTCACCTTCAACGATACTGTCTTCGGTTCCATTATTCATACTATCGCCTTTTACTTCTATACAGACATAATTTCCCTTTGGATTTTCTTCATTCACGAAAAAAGGAACTTTTGGAAGTACGTCAACGTATTCAGTGTCAGCAAATCCTGCCAAGTATCCGGCGTATCCATACTGAGAGATAAATGGGACAGAAATTACGTCTGGATTTTTTACCTGAATTGCTTCCGATTTACTTACGTACATATCTCCATTTCCATTTAAAAGCCATTCTCTATTTACATTGAAGTATTTTGCAAGTAGATCAGTGTTCTTAATATTCAATTTTGTGGTATTATCATTCAGCAATCTACTTAGTGATGACTGTGATATACCTGTTTTTAATGATATTTCGTAAGCGGTTACACCCTTTGTTTCAATAAGTTTAGAAATTCTTTCCGATAGATTCATATTTTGACAAGTTTATAAATTATTGATTGAAAGCATTATGCAAGTAATTAGTAATTATTAACTCAAATATATTGCATTATACTTGCATATTACTTGCACAACTTGTATTTTTGCAAAGTATTTAATTCGAATAGCAATTAAACACACTGCAAAAATACAAATAAAAATAACATGTAAAACAATTAAGCAAATAAAATATGTGATTATGTCGAAAACACAATTGAAAACGAAGTATCAAATCGAAAAAGAAGCTCGGGAATTAGCAATCTACAATGATTACAATGAACTAATGAAAGAACCGGGAGCAATGTCAACGGCTGTAACAAGCCACTTACAAAAGAAATACAATTTGCACGCACCGTCATCAATTTGGCAGGCTCGCAAAAGATCGGAAGAGAGAATAAAAAAAAGTGAAATCCAAAAAATGCAAGAAAATGGAAGTAAGTAAAACTAAAAGTTGGAATACAATTCACGACACCGCAAATCGTCGAATGATACATCAATTCGAATGTGGATTATCTGTTGTCGTTGACTGGGGGAATATGAAACTAAAATCATTTAGAAATGGTGAGGTAATAACAAGTTCTGATTTCATTGAAAACAAAGTTAGCTTAGCTGATTACGAGAACCTATTGCTGACAGTTGAAAAAAGTGTCGAGGAACTAAAATCATTCAACAATGGACAACACAACAACAACAATTAAAGACTTGAATCGACCTCTTTTCTCGCTAACGACAGGGGAGTTTCTGAGCCTGATTGAAAATTCCAGTAAACAGACAGTTATTGAAATAGCAAAACCGGAAGAATCAAAAAAATATGCATACGGTTTGAAAGGGCTGGCGAGTCTTCTGGGTTGCTCAACAGTGACAGCGTCGAAATTAAAAGGGAGCGGAATTTTTGATAAGGCTATCACCCAGGTTGGTCGAAAAATAATTATCGATACCGAAAAAGTATTAGAGCTTAATAGGCTCTCAAAATCTAAAAAATAGTATTAATCCCAAAATCAAATTATTATGTTCGGAGTTAAAATCATTTCATCGAAAACGCACAAGGTTACAAACGCAGCACTAAAGGATGCTACTAATGTCGTGAAATCATTAACTAATAGCCTTTCGGAGAAAGAAAGTAAAATTGAAGAATTGACATTGAAATTGTACTTGCAAACCTTAGAATTAAAATCTGTAATCGAAGAGCGTCAAAAGCTGATCTATAATCAGCGTGATAATCACGGACGTTTATTACGGAATTTGAACAAAGGGGAGTAACATTTTAAAAACCAAATAACATGAATGTAAGATTAGAAAAATTAACCTTGATTTACTTCAAAGGTAAACAACGACTTGAAGTCAATTTCAATTATCCCGAAACGCTTATTTTGGGCGAAAATGGAACCGGCAAATCAACCGTTTCGGATGCTTGGCACTGGCTTTTATTTGGCAAGGATAGCGTAGGGCGTTCCGTGAAAACTGCAACATCAGATGGATTTGAGCTAAAGACACTTACAAATGAAAACGAGGTTATACCTTCGGTAGATCATGAAGTAATAGGCGAACTTTATTGCGATAATCGCAAAGTTACGCTTCGTAAGATTTACCGGGAAGATTGGGTAAAACCTCGGGGAGCAATAACCGCAGTTTTGAAAGGACACACCAATGTGTGCTATTTTGACGGTGTCCCTGTAGATATGGGCGAATATAACCGCCGTATAAACGACATTATTCCAGAGGCTCTTTTCAAGCTTATCACAAACCCGATGCATTATAATTCATTGCATTGGCAAGAACGTAGAAAAGTGCTTATCAATATGGCTGGGAATATCTCAGATATTGAAATTGCAGCATTACACCCCGAATTTCAAATGCTTTTGGAAAGTTTAGAGGGTAAATCGCTTGCAGATTTTAAAGCAAAAATAGGGGCTGAAAAGGCAACGATTAAAAAGGAGTTTGATTTGCTGCCAACAAAAATATCAACCGTCCGTGAAGGTATGGCAGAGGTTCAGGATTGGGTGTTTTTGGAATCGGAAATTGCAAGGCTTCAAACTGATATTGATGGTATTGACATTGCAATTGGAAATGCTTCTGAGTCATATAAAACAGTTCTTAAAGGTGTACAAGAAAAACAACTGAAAATTAATGAGCTGAAAACAACCAAACAAAACGCTATTCAAAAGGCAAGAACTGCAGAACAGAACCGAGTTTTTGAAGCAAACCAAAAACGTCGGGAGCTTGAAAATGTAATCTTAGGTTTAAAACGTGAACTATCAACAATCCAAACAAACGTTGAAAACCTCATCCGTGAACGCGACATAGTGCAGGGAAGTATCGACAGGACAAATTTAAAAATATCTAATCTTCGTAACGATTGGAGTACTGAAAATTCACGTGAATACAAAGAGGTTGACGGCTGCCTAACATGCCCAATTTACGAACATGAATGTACAGATGCTATTGCACAAGATAAGCACGCAGGTTCACGAGACAAAGCCCGTGAGACATTCAATGCAAAGAAGAAAGAGAAGCTCGCAGATATAAACAAAGAGGGCTCTGATTTAAGCGCTAAAATTCCAAAACTACAGGAGCAAATAGACGGGTATAATCGGGATATTGAAAAATATGCTGAACATCGGGAGTCAAAACAAAAGGACTTAGATTTTAGAATTTCTGAATTAGAGCTAACGCCTATTGAACAGGAGAAAACACCAATCCCAGAAACATTGCCTGATTGGGTTTCCGCAGATTCAAAGATCAAAGAAATCGAGGAGACAATTACCGAAATAAATCCGGTGGACAATATAGAACTTATCCAACAAAAACGGGGTATTGTTTTAGAAATTGATGCTTTGAAAAAACGGTTAAACACAAAGGAAAACATCGAATCTGATGAACGTAGAATCGACCAATATACGAAATCTCAGCAGGAAATGGCACAACAAATCTCCGATTTAGAATCGCAAGAATATCAAGTTATGCAGTTCACAAAAGCCAAATTTGCAGAGGTCGAAAATCGGATAAATAGCAAGTTTAAACTTGTAAAATTCAAACTGTTTAACTACACGACAGAGGGAAACGAAGTAGAGGTTTGCGAAACGCTTGTCGACGGAGTTCCATTTTCAAGCGCAAACACAGCAGGTCGAATTAATGCTGGCTTGGATATTATCAACGCTCTTTGCGAATATTATGGTTATACAGCTCCGATTTTCATAGATAATCGTGAAAGTGTAAATGACCTTATTCCTTGTGAGTCTCAAATAATCAATCTTATCGTTACTAAAGACAAAAATCTAATAATCAACTAAATAGCAATAAAAGTATGAAAATTGAAAAGAAAGAATTAGAATCTGAATTTTTAAAGACAGTTTCAGATCGTCTATTACCACTTGCAGAAATGACAAAAGGTGATAATGAAAGGGTGTTAATTGTAATTGCAACGGACGAACAAAGTGATAAACAGTCTGCTTTGGTTGGAGCCTTAGCGGGTCGGGATTGCGATATTGCTGAAACTCTTGTAAACCTGATTGAAAATGATGATGATTTTTCAAAAGCTTTAGAAAAAGCAATGAAAATGGTTGTTGTTAAACACTTTGCAGAATATTTATTAAATAAGGAGGACTAAAAATGACACCGCAAGAAATCGAAGAACAAGAAAGAAAATTGGCTGAAAAGAATCAGGGATTATTTTCAAGTACGGCGGCAGATGCCGGCACAAAACCAATTGCAGCACCCAAAAGAGTAGTAACACCCCCGGTTCAACCAACACCAGCCCCCGGGGCGCAAGCTCCCGCAGTACAACCCGTAAAAACACAGGCGGCAGCATTGCGGGACATCCAAAACGAAACGACGGTAAAAGTATTGGAGCATGTACAAGCATTGCAGGATGCCGGTGATTTGAAACTTCCTGAAAATTACGCAGCAGGGAATCAAATAAAATTGGCATGGTTAAACCTATTGGAGGTTGAGGATAGAAGCGGGCATAAAGCATTAGAGGTTTGCACGAAAGAAAGTATTGCAAATTCATTGCTTGAAATGCTTGTAAAGGGATTATCAATAGCAAAGAAACAGTGTGATTTCATTGTATATGGTAACAAGCTTACGCTTCAAGAAGAATACCACGGTACAATTGCCCTAGCCCGTCGTATGGGTGGCGTTGTCGGTGTTCCAACTGGTAATGTGATTTACGAAGGCGACGAATTTGCTTACGAAATTGACCCAAGTACAGGGCGCAAACGCATTATTAAGCACGTACAGGATTTTATGAACATTGACATGAATAAAATCAAAGGTGCTTATGCTACGCTACAACTTTCTGATGGTTCAACGCATGTTGAAATTATGAATATGAGTCAAATTCGACAAGCGTGGATGCAAGGTGCAGCAAAAGGACAAAGCCCGGCACATAAAAACTTTCCTGACCAAATGGCAATCAAAACAGTTATTTCGCGTGGTTGCAAGCTGTTTATAAGCACTTCGGACGATGCCGGGCTATACAATACTCTCGGAGATGAAACAGCTGACGAAGCGCATTCACAACAGCCCGGTTTGAAACAGCCAACTGAGCTAAAGAAAACATTGCAGATTGAGGATATTCCGCATACGGAGCTAAAGTCTGAAAAAACTGTAGAGACGGCACAACCTATTGCAAAACCAGACTTTTAATGGCAAGGTACGCGCTAAGAAATCAACAAAAGATAATCGGCTCCATAGGGGCTGATTATCTAAAACAACTGACAAAGAAGTTATGAAACTCACAGTACTTGGAAGCAGCAGTTTAGGAAACTGCTATTTATTGCATAATGAAAGAGAATGCCTTATTATCGAAGCGGGTATAAAATTCTTAGAGGTAAAAAAGGCACTCAATTTCAAAATATCGCAGATAGTTGGATTATTAGTCTCACATGAGCACGGAGATCACGCCGCATTTTTACACGAATACGTGAAAGCTGGAATTCCGATTTGTGCATCTAAAGGAACTCTATCTAGTAGAAATATTGGAACAAATAATCTAAAGCCTACATTGGCAGAAAAAACAGTGAAATTTGGCGGGTTCCGTGTAATGGCATTTGACACAATTCACGATTCTGCAGAACCATTTGGTTTCTTGATAAATCATGACGAAATGGGAACTTGTCTTTTTGCTACAGACACAGCAGATTTAGACTACGAATTTTCAGGTTTGAACAACTTACTTATTGAAGCTAACTATAGCGATGAGATAGTATACGAACGCATTTATAATGGAAAGCTAAATGCAAAGCAGCAAGAACGTACTGTAAAATCACACATGAGCCTTGAAAGTTGTGAAAAATTCCTGAAATCAAATGATTTGACTTCCGTGAATAACATTGTACTTATCCACTTATCGGATGGAAATAGTAACTCAGAGCAGTTCCGTAATCGCATAGGCAAGGCAACCGGAAAAACTGTATTGATTGCCGAAAAAAACATGAGTATTAACTTTAACAAAGCGCCTTTTTAAAGATGACACAATTTACAAATGAAAATAGAACACGATATTATGGACTTAGAGTCGGTGATATTATAAATGCTAAATCACTCAATGGAACTGTTTGGGGTAAAAGCAAGGTTTTGGAACTTGTTTCAATGGACAACAACAAGGTTCTTATTGAAAGCAAGAATGGAACTCCTATCGAGTGGATTGCTGAGTGGTGTGAAATTGTGACTAAGGTTGAAGATATTGAAAAAGAGCAATGGAAACCTGGGAAAAATGGTGGATGCGTAGTTTCTAATATAATCCCCCAAAGAACTTGCTATAAAGACTCTGATTTTGGAAGTGAGAAAGAGTATTATGGCGGCTATTTGATTGCAGAAAGTATTCCAGACAATCAAAAATTAAAGCTAATTGCAGCCGCCCCTGAGTTGCTTGAAGTTTTACAAACAATAGAAAACGACGATAATTATATTCCACAATGGCTTTGGATTAGAATAAAACAAGCAATAAAAAACGCAACCGAATGAGATACGCATTACGAAATCAATCGAAAATTAAAGCTCACTTCGAGCCAAACGGACAGGAGATTTTGGATAGGATATTAAAATCACTCGACAGTCATTTTAATAAATATCAAACAATAGAACTGATTGATCAGGAACCGGTGCGGTTGGACTATCCGCTACTATTTATAAACGATGAAGGGCATTCTTGTGCTATGATAGCATTTCATGTACTCGAAATCAAATACGACATTTACAGATTGGCTTTTAAGGAGTTTATCGGCTAATTAAAACAACTAATTTAATTTGAATAAAATGGAAAAAATACAAGATCAATGGATAATAAAAAATCCAATTGCAGGATATGACGGATATGCTAATATGTGGTGCTGTGTAATTACAAATAATGATGGAAAAATCCTTCAACGTATCTATGGTTCGACAAAAATAGAAGCAGAATCAAACACAAGGCTAATTGCTTCCGCCCCTGAATTATTGAAGGCATGTTTATCTGCAAAAGCTATGTATGAGGCTCAGGGAATATCAGACGATAGCAGAATTGGAGGTGAACAATACAAACAAGTAAAAGAAGCAATCAAAAAAGCGACCGAGTAAAATTCAATAGTATGGCAACACCGAACAAAGAACCCACATTATTCGATGACGCATTGTCAAAGAAAAAGATAATCTGGAATCCTTATCATAGTAGGGTGGGGAAGTACACCGATAAGAAAACAGCCAGGGCAGAGAGAGCCGAAAAAAGGGCTGATGTAGCAGAAAACAGACTCGAATATATTTCATCATGTTACACTGCTATAAGCAAATTATACTCTCGCGCAATACGGGAGATTGAGCAATTAAAAACTGAGTTAAACACTTACAAAAACAAAACAGCATGAATTTAAAAATTATTGGAGAGCGAAAATTTAGTCCCGGAGAAGCACCATTTGATGTGTTTAATTGGAATTCTTACGAATTTGGGTTGTATGATGTTACACATTATCCCGGTTCAAAAAAAGGAGATTTAGTAGCGAAGCAAGATAGAATTTTGATGTATTGGGGAACTGATGAAAATTACCCCAATCAAGGTAAAATAGTAATATGTATGCCTTTCCCTTCTGTTTCGGTTGTTAATGCAGCAGACGAAAAGCCACAAAATACTGAAATGTACCCAGTAAATACGGGTATTGATGGTAATGTTCTTTTAAAGGCAATTGCCATTGCACAAGACCCCAAGTTAGCACTTGAACTTATTTAAAACAAAAAAGGCAATGGTGAAGATTAATGTTTCAGAAGATCAAAATTCAGTTAGAATTAATGATAGTGAATATCATGAATTTTATGGATATAACCAATTACCAACTGGGCACATGGAAGACCCTTGTTCTAAGTGTAGTTTAAATAATTATTGTGAAATTGAGACGAAATTTCCATGTGATGATAAGCGACATGATGGTGTTTGTGGTCTATTCAAAAAAATATATACAGGAAAATAAATTTAATAATTAACTAGGGCAGAAGCCCACAAAAACAAAAAAAATGGACAAAATTTTAGGACAAGAGATCAAAGACGAAAAAGAACGTTTGGCATATTTCAAAGCCAACTGTCAGGGAATTGAAGAAAAAGGGTATATGAGACAATTTACCCCGGATGAAATCGATTCAAAAAAAACAGAACTTGCCGAGCTTTCAATTAAAATGAATGACATTGACATTGAGAAAAAACAAGTTATGGATGATTTTAAAGAAAGGTTAAAACCACTTGGGCAACAAGTTGGAACACTTTTGGAAAATCTCAAACAAAAAGCCGAATTTGTTACAGAGGATACATACAAATTCATTTACGAGGAAGAACGTATGGTTGGATATTTCAACGCCGATGGTAACCTTATCGAAGCCCGTCCTATGAAGATGGAAGAAATGCAAAAAACGATGTTTCTGCAAATTGACAAAACAGGAACAAATGATTAATTAATTATTTTATAAATATTTAAATACAAAAAAAAATGAAAAACGAAAATTTAGTAGTTCAATTTCCAGAGAACTCAAACACTGCCACATTAATAATCCGTGAAGGACAGGCAAAAAAAATGTTGGACCCAAAAGAGCCGATAAAAGTAGATATAAATGGTGTTATTGGTGCCCCTTTTGAATGGCTTACAAAACGCTTAACAAGCGAACAGTTCGAACAAAAACGTTCCTTTATTTACGTTGATAGGGAAAAAATTTCAATTGAACTTATTGTAAACGAACATGATGATTATTTGCGTGGTAGCGTCCTCGGAAAGTTAGAGATGCACCCAAAATTCAAAGAGTTTGGCATTAACTCTGGCAAAGGTTGGGATGTAAATGAATTGGGTCAATTTTTCAAAATGAACCGCGTGTTTTTTGCAGACCGTTCTGCAAATATGCAATTGGTTTCTCAGCTAAAAAACTTCGTGGCTGACATAAATATCAAAGCAGAAAGAGAAAAAAACGAGAACGGTTCTTTCAAAGACAACTATAGCGGTTTGGTAAGTACAAATTTGCCAGGTGCTTTCATGATTAATTTGCCGATTTTTAAAGGCGTTCCAGCCGAGCAGTTAGAAGTTGAATTTTATTGTTCTGTAAATGGACGACAAATCGAACTTCAATTATACTCACCCGGTGCTGTTCAATTATTGGAAGAATTACGTGACAGTGTAATTGATGCTGAAATAGCAAAATTTCGCGAATTAGCCCCCGATATAGCGATTATTGAGAAGTAGACGTGCATTTGTATATATTGAAATAAAACAGTCTTGATTTAAGCGATAATCAATAAGACTGGGTAATTTGATATTATTAACTCTAAATTGTATTACAAAAGTGATTACTTTGTAATCACTTTTGTATACTTTTGCAAGTACAAATGATGCTTGCGGTATTAAGCCGCTTTTTTTAAACTCTAAAAACTTTAATAATTAAAACAATGAAGAATATTAAGAAAAAGGACATCGACCCTGAAAAATTAATTACGAAGGCTGAATACGCCCGAATGATCGGTAAATCTCAAACAACCGTTCAAAATATGATTAGACGAGGCGAACTGACTATTGTAATAGCAAAGGGCGCCGAACTTATTCATTTATAAATTATGGATGGTTGGATTAGCTTACATAGAAAGATAATTGAGAATCCAATGTATTTTTCAGAGCCGTTTACTCGAATTCAGGCTTGGATTGATATGCTTTTAATTGCAAATCACAAGGAAGGATATTTTTTTGTAAGGGGTAATAAAGTGACAGTTTCTAGGGGGCAAATAGGCATGAGTCAAGAGAATTTTGCCAAAAGATGGAAGTGGTCGAGAGGCAAGGTTTCAAGGTTCATTTTATCCCTTGAAAATGACGGACAGATAGTACAACACAAAAACAATATAACTACTTTAATATCAATATGTAATTATAATCAATATCAAACAGACGGTACAACAGATAATACAGCAAGTAGTACAACAGACGGACATCAGACAGTACAACAGACGGACATAAACAATAATGATAATAAGAATAATAATGATAATAAGAGAGAGGAAGACGAAAAAAATCCCTCTCAAATTTTTAAAAATGGAGATTATCAAATTCAAATTGAAAATTTAGAATCCGAATTACTAGCTGATGAAAATTGGATTGAATCACTGGCAATGAAAAATCACTTTGATAATTCAAGCGCTGAGCTTTCAAAAAAAATTGCGCGGAAATGGGTAAAAGAATATGTCATTACCCAAAAATCTGAAAATGTCAAATCAAAGAGCCGGGCGGATGCTTTTTCGCATTGCTCCCGGTGGATTAATACACAATTGAAAAATGGAAAATCAAACACGGGGTTCAAAAAAGCAACCAATGCAGCTCAAAGAGTTGTTGCCCCAATCGGAAAGCATTCATCCGAACACTTGTAGTAATCCGGGTATCTGTTTAAAACGTCCAACATGCGACGCTGAAAAAGTCTATTTCGCTTTGGTTGCAGAAATGGATAATATATTGAAATCACGTGGTAAAATATTTGAATTAAACAATGCAAATAGATACATAATTGGACAAATTGCCTTATGGTATGCCAATGACATAAGATTTGACGGAGATTTAAACAAAGGACTTTTAATAAGGGGAACGTGTGGTACCGGGAAAACATTGTCTGTTCAGGCTTTGAATAGAATAATTTATTTAGGGCAAAAGATGCATGCAGGTTTCGTTTACAGCGTCGATTTACAACGTTTTTACGCAAATCAAGACATTGAAAGCATAGAATCTCTAAAAAAGAGGACTTATACAATTATAGACGATCTCGGGGTTGAAAGAGTAGAGGCAAAGTATTTCGGGAATGTACAAGAGCCATTTAATGACTTATTTGATTACCGATACAGGAATGAATTACTTAGTATAATAACCACTAACCTAATGCCGTCAGAGATAGAAGACAGGTATGGTATTCGGATTTTGGACAGGTTTAAAGAGACATTGAATGATTTGGTATTGGACTACGATTCATTTAGAAAATAAACAACTTTAAAATACACAGAAATGGACAAAGATTTAATCCCTCTAGCTATAGCAATAGCCGTATGGTCTATTATAGTTTTGGCTAGGATTATAGATATAACTGTTGTTAAAACAAATAAACGGGCTGATAGTAAAGCAAGTAACAAATAAGTGTCAAACAAGTATAAAGCAAACGATTATGACGAAAGACTTAAAGATGAACTATAAACAGCCTGAAAAGGTGAGCAATTTAGAATCGACTGAAAAAAATAATTTCAGACCGATCGCCGAAAGATTTAAAACTATCCCGAATGTCATTTGGGATGTGAAATGCCAGCAGTATCTAACCGATAGGCTTTCACGCATAACGTCACTGAGGAAGCAAACAAATATAAAGCTGTCAAAGGACGGCAAAAGACTTAAACGCGGTGAATATGATTCATTGGTTGAGTTGGGAATGTGGAACCCGGTTTCAATATCCGAGGAGTTTTTATTGATAGCTCAAAAGGAATCAAAGCTATCTGGTGTAGTTCGCAGGTATGTTGAAACTCTCGTTGTTGAGGCAATGAACGAAACTATCAAGTACTACCGGAAAATAGAGGAGGGCGCGAAATGAAATCAACTATTATTCAAGTGATTATCATTGTGATAATTCTTTTCTTCTTGGCTCAAATCACTATATCATTTTCACCTTTCAGTATAAAATTTGGGCGCCCTTTATTCGCTATCGGATGGGTTTTAATTTGCGTTGGTATCGGATGTATTCAGTTGGACTCAGAAAGAAAAGGTAGACAGGATTTGATTAACGGAGTAAAATCTGAAATCCAGAATATCAGCAAAATTTCAAATAAGGAGGATTTACAATGAAAGATAAGAAAATTAAAACGCACGTTCTTTGGGTGTCCCCTAGGTTCCCGCACGATCATCCAAGAAAGGGAGAGGCAACCTATTTTGTAGAGAAAATACTCATGTGTATAAATAATTACACTGAAGTTATTGTGAATCTACATGAAGATAGTCAATTTGTGATACATGATTCTAAGATTCATACTTGCCGGGAAAATTACGAAGAGTGGAAACGAAAGATTGACGAAGTAAATCGGGGCGAAGCTATTCTTTCACTCCGAATGTGGTCGGCAAGTCCTTACAACCGATTGCATGACGGTAGCCATCCGGTTGAGATTGCCCGGTTTGATAAGGATTCAGGGATAGGAGTACAAAAGCTTAATCTTTCTGATACCATGATACATGGAGCTTTAAAAAACAACGATGTTGCTTTAACTTACTCTAATGGTAATGGTGGTTTATCGTTGTCAACCATTGCGCATAATGATGGCTTATCACTCCCAGACTTTAAAGCATGGTTTCGCAAAGCAGACCTATCAAAACCGATTGCAATTATTCACTTCACTAAATTCAGATACTAAAATGACAACAGAAGAAAAATGGTGTAGAAAGCTTGAAAAACTATTACGGGCAATGCCTGAAACACTAGAGTGTACAGTATGTAGTGGAACCGTTGATATTTATAATGCCGGTACGGAAGCGCTAGCTTTAAGAACAGATGGAGACACTGATAGAATGGACCAACTAGCTGAATTTCATCATTGCATTATTGGCGTGCGTTTCTCGGGAAGTGAAGAACGAATTTAATATATTAAAAAGATAAGCGAATGACAACATACGATATTAAACGATTAGCCTTAGTTTTAGCTGTACAGGCTGATATTGAAGGAATGAAAGTAGAGAACTTAATTAGAACATCGAACGGATTGTCTCCGGCTTACAGTGAGGACGCTTTTGATAGAAAAGCAAATGAACTTAGATATTTAGCTGATGTACATGACGAACAACTTTAAACTAAAAAAAAAGAGGATGATTTGTATTCATCCTCTTAATCTAAAGTGTTTAAAGAAATAATAAAGGTATTATAATGTACTTAATTACTTCGATAATTGCAATTAGCTCAAATAACCAAACAAGTATCTTGGTTAATGGATTCGAATTTTCAATAACTGTGTTTTTGTTACTATTTTTCACTCCACACTTGATTTTTAGGCTAGTTTGATGCCATTTGCTTTTAAATTTTAAATTAAACATAAAAAGTTAATTATTTTGATTATTCTGTCATGCACCATTCTGCATGTAGACATAAAGACAATTAAGTATTAACATCTCTAATGTCTGTAAATATTATAAACGAAAAAAAGTTATTTTAAATAGATAATTAAATATTTAACACAAATAAAATACAATGAGTGAAAGAAGCGGATATATAGTAAAATTCAAAGACTTTAAAGGCAATGAACGTAAGGCAGTTGCAACGTACTCCAAGCAAACAAACGATCTTTTGAAGTCTAAAAAATTCTATGTTGAATTTATAAATGATGATTTTACACCGCAATTAAATCAGGCAACAGGTAAACGTTTAATCGGATGCGTGTCGATGGATAAATGTGTGAATATTGGATTTATTGACTAATGGCAAAGAAAGAACAGGTACAGCAACCAAAAGCCGATGTTATACGGTGTGGCACTTGTCGGAATAAAGGCGAACAAGTGTACGAACTCATTTACAAATGCAAGGTTGACGGCGAACCACACCACAGCGTCGTGAATTGTATGAACATTTTTAAATCACCAATAAAAAAGGAAACAAATGTATGACCCATTAATTGAAATAAGACACAAATCAGGTAGCGTAACTTATGTTAGAGCTTCTGAAATAAAGGTTGTGAAAAACTGGGGTAGTGAACTTGGATTAATTTCAAGCAATATAAATTTGACCAATATCACAAATTTGAATGAAGTAGTTAAGCTTATAAATGAAATTGAGCTTCGAAATGAAGCGACAAAATTATATACAGAATGAAAAACAAAAAAAATAATTTGAATAAGCCTGATTTGGAAATTGGTAAGGTGTATTTTATAGAAAACGAAAGTGTTATCGTTAAACTTGCTGACTACTCAGGCTGTAGTAATTGCGCGTTTAGATACGGATGTGCTAGGTTTGTGAAGAAAAGCAAATTGAGTGATTTTTATAAACTGTGCGCCGGCTATTATCGTGCCGACAAACAAAGTGTCGTATTTGTTGAATTAAAGAGACGAAAATGAGAAGTCAAAAGAGAATCATATTCGGCATAGACACTGGTACACATACAGGGGTCGCAATATGGGATTGCAATATGAAAGAATTCAAGACTATAAAGTCTGAAAAGATACATGAAGCAATGCAAACTCTAAACAAGTGCATTGAGGTGTTTGGTCTTGAAAACATTCATGTTCGATTTGAAGATGCACGACTTAGAAACTGGTTTGGCAAATCAGGCAGAGAGCAACTCCAAGGGGCTGGTAGTATAAAGCGTGATTGCGTTATCTGGCAGGACTACTTAACCGATTTAAAGGTTTCATTTGAGGCTGTTGCTCCTAAAAATAACACAACAAAGCTTTCCAGTGATCAATTTAAAAAGCTCACTAAATGGCTTGGAAAAACGAATGAACATAGCCGAGATGCCGCAATGCTAGTTGTTGGCTATTAATTAAATCCAAAAAAATTTCATTAAAAGTGATTACTATATAATCACTTTTCGTATTTTTGTTCCCTAAATATTCAAAAGCTCAATTAGAACATGAAAACAGAAACGGTCAAGCTATCCGAAATCAAGTTGAATTCAAACAACCCGCGGAATATCACAGACGATAAATTTCAAAGTTTAATAGCCTCATTGCTTGTATTCCCCAAAATGTTGAGTTTACGCCCTATTGTTGTCGGTGAAAACTCTGAATCATTAGGCGGAAACATGCGATTTCGTGCTCTGTCAAAGATTGCTGAAATGTCAGAGGATGAAATAGCAAAGATTCTGTATAAAAACATCAATTTCAATAACATGACAGATGTTGAGCGCAGCAATCTACTTGAATATTGGGCTAAATTCAGAGAGAACCCAACAGCTGAAATCGTTCGCGCGAATAACCTGACAGACCAAGAATGTAAAGAATTCATGATCAAAGACAATGTAGGTTTTGGCGAATGGAATTATGATATGCTGGCTAATGAATGGGATTCCGATGACTTGTTTGAATGGGGTCTTGACGTATGGACGGAAAACGAAAATGAAATCAAAGACGAAGATTCAAAAGGAAATAAAGTAATCTCAACACAGCTTATAGTTGAGTGTGATGAGGTTATAAAGTTATCTGGACTGTTCTCTGAGCTACAGGATAGAGGTTTTATCTGTAAATTGAAAGAGTAATGAGCGAAACACAGCACACCAAACAGCTTAAAATTAAGCAGGCTAGATTAGAAATAACTGCATCTATGTACAAGCGTGGCAACAGCGTTCGCAAGATCAGGGAAGAAATAATGAAACGGCTAGACCTCGAACATCTGTCTACCCAGACAGTGCAAAAGGACATTCAATTTCTATTGAAAGAATGGAGAGAGAATAGAATTGAAGACATGGACTTAGCCCTACAACTCGAATTAGAACGCATTGACGATACCGTTAATGAACTTTGGCAACAGTGGGAAAAATCTAAACAGGATTATACCAAGATAGCCAACAAGCGAAAAGGACAGCCGCAAAAGGTACAACCGCACCCCGGTTCACTTATACGCCCGGGAGGACATGCACCCGAGGAGATAAGAACATTTATGACTGAGGAAAACAAAACTCATGTAATACGCTTGGGGGATGTTTCATATATCGCCGAAATACGGCAACAGTTGGCGGAGCGTCGTAAGCTCCTAGGTTTATATGCTCCGGGAAAGACAGAGTTAACCGGGAAGGACGGGAAAGATTTAATGGCAACAACTCCGGTGAATCTCGATGATTTCACACCGGAAGAAAAAGCGCAATTATTGAGAATAGCAAGATCACGTGAGCAACACAATTGAAATATCGAACGAGCTATTGACGGCTGTTGAACGAGAGGCTTGTCAAAACTCGTTCTTTGAATTTGTGCAAAGCTTTTGGTCTGTAGTTATCAAAGAAGTACCGCAATACAATTGGCATATCCCTTATTTGTGTGAGGAGTTGCAGAAATTATCTGTGTCAATTGTAAATAGAGACAAAAAGCCTTATGACTTAATCATAAACATCCCGCCGGGCACCACAAAATCGACAATTGTAACGATCATGTTTCCGGCTTGGTTATGGACGCAAGACCCAACTCTTAGAATAATTACAAATAGTTATTCGGCGGAATTAAGCACGGAGCACGCAGTTAAAAGCCGTGATATTATTCAGTCAGACAAATATAAATCACTTTTTCCAGAAGTAGTTATCAGGCGTGATAAGTCAGGAAAAGAAAACTATGAAAACACAGCAACCGGGGCGCGTTACACGACATCAACAGGTGGAACGATCACCGGTAAACATGCGCATGTGATTATTAATGATGACCCGCTGAATCCAAAGCAGGCAGCATCTGATGTACAAAGAAAGGAAGCGAACGAACATACAAAAACGCTATCCTCTCGTAAGGTAGATAAATCAAAAACGCCTACGATAACCATCATGCAGCGATTGCACGAAAGTGATGTTACTGGTTACCTTATAGCCAAAAAAGGCGAGAATATCCGCCATATCTGCCTACCTGCTGAAAGTAACGGAGATGTGAGACCCGAGTCACTCCGGGATAATTACATAAATGGACTACTTGACCCGGTTCGTTTGAGTCGCGAGGTATTGGATGAGGCTTTGGTTGATTTGGGTTCGCGTGGTTACGCTGGGCAATATGGTCAATCTCCCGTTGCAGATGGCGGAAATATTATTAAAAATGAATGGTTTCAATACATTAGCCGGGCGGATTTTGAACGGCTTCGCGAACTTGAACCGATTGTATTCTTTGCTGATACGGCATTCACAGATAAGAAAAAGGAAAACGACCCTACTGGTATTATTGGGACGTGTAGAATCGGTTCATCCGTTTACGTTACAGGGGCAATTAAGGTTTTCAAGAAGTTCCCGGATTTAATAAGGTTCTTGCCTAAATGGTGCTTAGCAAGCGGATACACAAATAACAGTACTATAAGAATTGAGCCAAAAGCAAACGGAATTTCTGTCATTGATCAATTACGGGAAAGCACAAGATTGAACATAACAAGAACTACAACCCCAAACAATAGCAAAAAGGAACGGCTAGAGGTTTCATCTCCTACAATTGAATGTGGGCGTGTATATTTGGTTGTAGATAATTGGAATGAGGAGTTTGTAGACGAAATATGCGGATTCCCAAATAAAACACACGATGAATATGTAGATTTAATTTCGTATGCAATTGAATATCATTTAAATACAACAACAGCACAAGAGCTCTCAAACTTTTTTTAAATATTATAATAATATGAAAATAACCGAGTTACTAAAAATAAATGCCGGAGACGACCCAACCGCTCCTATTGTTTTTAATATTCAGGAAGTAATAACTGAATTGGAAATGCACCGAGGCTATCCAAAACCAGACATGGCACAAAACAAAAAGGAATATCTAGTTAAAAAGCATGATGTTTTAGACCCAACAAAACGCCCTGACAAATTGGTTGAAGTAGAGGGAGGAGGTAAACGAACTGAACGCGTTAATCGATTAGCTTTTCCGTTGCAAAAAATTATTGTTGGTAAGGCTGTTCAGTTCCTTTTTGGAAATCCAGTTAAACTTAATTGTCAGGCTGTTACAGATAAAGAAAAAGCTGTTTTGACAGCCGTTGACCGTATCTTATACGATAACAAAATAGATAGTTTTAACCGTAAAATTGCTCGGGCAATGTTCCGTTGTTCGGAGGTTGCCGAATATTGGTACTCAGAAAAAGCGGAAACGCATTCTGATTATGGTTTCCCGTGTCAGTTTCGTATTAAAGTAGCTATTTTCAATCCGTGGTGGGATGAATTACTATTTCCGTGGCTTGATGAACATTGGCAAATGAAAGCATTTAGTCGTGATTTTGTTTACCATAAAAGCGATACAATGAAAGTACGTTGCTTTGAGGTTCACACGGACGAAGAAAGTATGTTTTTTCAATTCAACAACAATATTTGGGAACAAGTAGATAATACCCCTATAATTATTGGGAAAATTCCTGTTGTTTATGGAAGGCAAGAAGAGGTAGAATGGGCGGAAGTTCAACCATGTATTGAAAGACTTGAATACCTACTCTCCAATTTCGCCGACACAAATGACTATCATTCGTCACCTAAAATTTTCATACAAGGTAAAATAGTAGGATTCAGCAAAAAAGGGGAAGCTGGTGCAATATTAGAGGGCGAAAAAGACTCAACTGCTCAATACCTATCTTGGCAAGATGCTCCGGCGGCAGTTAAACTCGAAATCGAAACACTCTTACGATTTATTTACTCATTTACCCAAACGCCTGATGTGTCGTTTGACAGTGTGAAAGGGCTACAGGCTATTAGCGGGGAAGCACTTAAGATGTTGTTTATGGACGCACATTTAAAAGTTCAGGAGAAACTAGAAGTATTTGACGAATACCTACAACGCCGTATCAACATCGTAAAGGCTTTTGTTGGAAAGTTGAATACTGGTCTTGCAGAAGAAGCATCATTTCTGCGTATAACGCCAGAAGTAGAACCTTACATGATTGATGATGAGAATAATGTAATCAAAAATCTTGTGGCTGCAAATGGAAATAAGCCAATTATTAGCCAACAGGCATCTGTAGTCAAATCAGGGTTGACAGACGACCCAGAAGCTGATTGGAAAAAGATTCAAGAGGAAGCACAAGCCGATAATGTTACAAATATCTTTGGGACAGGAAACTAAATAGATTGATATGTTTATACAAGAAAAAATAGATAAAGCACTACAATCCATTAACCCGGAATATATTGCGCATTATAGTGTAGATTCATGGGGGTCATCCATTCTTCTAATGAAAAAAGATGGTAATGCGTTTGGTCGAATTTATTGGTACAATGACGATGATAAAACTGTATATCTTGATTTCCTAAGCGTGGATGACCATGCTAGGAAAAACGGTTTTGGAACAAAAATGCAGGAGATTAGAGAGGATATTGGGCGTATTTTAGGCGCAAATACTTCATGTTTATATGTCGTTGCTGATTCATGGATGTATAATTGGTATAAACGCCGGGGGTATGTAGATTGTACTGAACATGGAGATGATAATTTAATCTGGATGGAAAAACCATTAAACGAATAACCAATTATTATGGATAGTTGGGGGATTGAAAATCAGAAAATTGTACAAGCCTATATAAATAAGCTATCTGCTATTTATGACAGAGCAATTAAACAGGGTGTCAATATTGGTTATTCGGTGACGAACATCAATACTGACAAGCCATTTTCATTTTCTGATTATCCGGGTGCCAAAAAGAAGGCTGATAATTTGTTTTCTAAAGTAGCTTATGAAATACAGTCTTTAATTAGTGGGGGAGCGGAATCCGCTTGGCTTCTATCTGGGCAAAAAAATGATGCACTCGTTGAAAAGGTTTTTAAAAACTCGGGACTAACAAAAGAACAACTATCTGGTTATTTTGATCGGAACCTCGACGCTTTAGGTTCATTTCAAAATCGTGTTGATGGTGGAATGAAGCTATCAGACCGGGTTTGGAATTATACCGATCAATTTAAAAATGAAATTGAACTTTCAATTGGAGTTGGTATAGGTGATGGTAGATCGGCAAATGAATTAAGCCAAGACGTTAGGCAGTATCTAAACAATCCAGACAAGTTATTTAGACGGGTTAGAGATGAACACGGAGAACTACAGTTATCAAAAGCAGCTAAAGCCTATCACCCAGGGCAGGGAGTTTACCGATCAAGTTACAAGAATGCCGTTCGTTTAGCGCGTACGGAAATAAACATGTCGTATCATGTGGCAGACAACGAACGCTGGTCGCAATTTGATTTCGTGTCAGGGTACGAGGTTGTTTTGTCCAACGGGCATCCGCAAGAGGATATTTGCGACGTTCTACAGGGCGTTTACCCGAAAACATTTGTATTTTGGGGTTGGCATGCGCAATGCCTGTGCCATACAATACCAATATTATCGCCTCAACAGGAATTTGCGTCACAGATCGCAAAAATGCTAAAAGGGGAAGATACATCCGGTTATGTGCCGTCGAACTTAGTTACAGATTTGCCAAGCAATTTTAAGCAGTGGGCTATTGATAATGAATCAAGAATGCAGAATGCAAAATCGCTGCCGTATTTCATCAAAAATAACTTTAAAGGTGTAGATGTATCGAAATGGTTTGGAAGTGCCGCAAAACAGGCTGAAAATGTCCCTGTTTATAGTGAAAGCAGACTCTCAAATGCTCTAAATTTTGATAATGTACAGAATGCAGATGATTATTTCCGCGAAAAGTGTGGTCAACTCTGGAATAAAATTACTGACGACCAAAAAGACTCTTTATTTTATTACACCTCAGGCAGCGGCGCGTTCAATAGACCACTTCGGGGATATGATGGCAATTGGAATAATTTTAAAGGTGTTGGAAATGTTCCATTTGACAACGAAGTTACCGGGATTGACATGAAGCGTGCTTACAAAGATTTGTCTACGGCTATTTCAAAATCAAAACTAAAGGCAGATACATGGTTATTCCGTGGTACCGATTATCAGAGTTTAGACGGAATGTTTAATATAAACATACAGGACTACATAGATGACAAAACTAAAGACATCAAAGAGTTGATTGGTAAAAAAGGTGTTGATGAAGCATTTTTGTCTACTACCTCAATGAATGGTTCTAATTATGGGTTCAATGGTGCCGTAAAAATTGAAGTATTTGCGCCTAAAGGTTCAGAAGCTATGTATTGCGAGCCATTTAGTGACTTTGGAAATGGTGCGGGTAGGTCTTGGGATGGTGCGTCAAAGCAAAATACATTTGGTAGCGAATTTGAGACAATTATAAACCGAGGATACGAATATCAAATAATAGATATTGAACGTGTTGGTAATTATGATTTCAAGGTTAAAGTTCAACTATTATCAAGAAACAAAAGGGTGATAAAATAAATTATCACCCTTTATGCTATTTTTTGTAATACATTTTTGAAGCTGTATTGTAATCAATACCCCACTTTGACGGTATTTGGTCAGACAACATCCAATCCAACCATTTTTTGAATTTCAATTCTTTGGTCGTATCATCTTTGCCAATTTTCAGCATCTTTTCATTTAGTGTTCCGTCTGTATATTTTCTTTCAAAAACACTTTCGTAAAACCAAAACATGCCTGAATTCTGATCTTTATCATTAAATGGATTGTCTTTCTCTCCCTTGTAGTATCTATATAGTTCGTAATTCGTTGCCATAATTGAATGTGTTTTTAAATTCATTTATCACTTTTATCATTTCCTCCGGCAAGTAAGACAAAGCCTTTCTTTCTATTTCCTCGGGTATACCGTATGCAGCCTCAGCTAAACTACCGGTGATTGCTGCAATCGTGTCGCTGTCTCCTCCAATGCTAACAGCCAATCGTATTGCACTTTCAAAGTCAGTACTTTCTAATAGGCATTGAAATGCTTGCGGTACGGTTACTTGGCACGTTTCGTCAAACTTATTTGTATCACGCATAAACTCACAAGAGCCGGGGAATTTATAGTCAAATGTTTTAAAAACATACATGCATGTAAACTCTACATTATTCCCACGTCGCAGCATTGAGATTGCATGAGATATACTTCTAGCCCCTTTTACTCCCTCCGGGTGGTCGTGGCTTATTTCAGCCGACAATTTCGCATAATCAACAATATCTATTACCTTGTCAAAAGCCCACGCAACGGGGCTGACACGCATTGCAGAGCCGTTCCCAAAGCTGTCATATCCTCCGATTGTTTCCTCCCAAATCCAATGCCCAAAATTCCCTCCGTAACCGCCTACCGGGTTTGGGTATTTGCGACACCAACGACGCGTAATTTTTGTTAGCTGTTCGCAGTCCAAACGCTTCACATCTTGCAACAACCAATCAGCAACTGCAACCGTGCAAATCGTGTCGTCTGTAAACGAGCAATCCGGGTGAAACAATTCAAATTCTGTTGAACGGTGGTTGTTGAACTCAAAACGCGAACCTACTATGTCGCCTATTATTGCTCCTATCATTTGTTTTTCCTCCCTTGTCCTCTATTGGTTTGTTTTCTGGTTAAATTGTGCAACGATATTTCGCACTTTGGGCTAATGTACGGGGTTCCTTTTGATACCCCCACATTCCATAGATTAGATACTTTACAACCGATCTGATCGGCAGTGAAAGTGTCGTATATTGCTTTTAAAGAACCGAAATAGTGCTCTATTTCTCCATTTGTTGGCTCTTTGAATTTCACTTTATATATATTGCTCATAATTCAAATATAAGTATGGTTTTTTAACTAGCTTTTTCACGAATAAATTCTTCAACTTTATCCCAGTATTTTTCCTCTTCTAAAGTATCAGTATTATTCCATTCATCAAAACATTGTCGGATTGCACCATCATATCCAAGTTTCTCAATTAACTCTTCTGCTTTTTGTTCTGGTGTCATGATTCATATAGTTTATACAAAAATACTACATATTTATCAGATGTAGTGTTATTTGTGTGTTATATTTAATATAGTTCATTTTGATGGCTTATTTGTACGGATTTTCTGAAAGCGTGTTAACGTCTATTGCTTCGCCCTTTTCGATTAATCCAGCAATATCAAAATTTTGATCAATTAGATATTTTACTAATCCGAACCTTACATTCTCAATAATATTGCATTTATCGATAACGTCTTGTATTGCTATTTCATCGGTAATGTCTAAGCCTAGTTTTTCATAATCAGAGAGCGGGTAAAGAATAGGTTTTAAATCAAATACTCCTCCATCAGAATATATTTCGTAATCAAACCCATCAATTATATGAATTCCGCTTTCTTTACATAATTCTTCTGTATCGTAAAAAATCCTATTACAAATTAGTCCAGAAGGCAAACTCATTGTCAAAAACTCTTGTTTTGTCATAATCTTATTTTCTAGTTAACTCTGTGTTGATTAATTTGTTTTGCTGATTTGTGTTGTATCCGTGATTCCAACTATACCACTCGTTTGTATTTTTCAAATATGGATTATCGTCTGATTCTTTAGCTCTGAATCCATTATTAAATGATTTAGCATCATGTTTACAAAACAACCACAATACCGTTTCTGATTTACGCCTTTTCATTATTCAATACTCCTCTTTTATATCTGTTACACGTTTCAAATGTCCGGGGCATCCTTTGCCAAAGTAATCAAATTCGGGGCATTCATCAAGCCCACACATCGGCAACACTGTCCATCCTTTTGATAGACATTCTGCAAGGTATTCTCGACACTGCTTATCGCTCATTGGCTTTCCATCGTCGTCAGTCATTAACCCTACCATTTTACGCCGTTTGTAGTTGTTCAAAAATCCTTGAATATCTACGCCCATGTGACGGATATTACTGTAACTTTTACCGGGCAAACGCTCCTCGCTATCTATCTCTGTTACTTCAAAAGTAAATAGTCCTTCTTTGCACTCTGGGCAAAAATAAGGGGCTTCAATCGGGTTTTCAACCTCGGTGCAAACCGTCCCGCAATGGTTACAAATTCTTACTATCATTATTCTGTTTAATTATAAAGTTTGTCATACTCATAGTCCCAATTGTCGCGCAAACCTATGCGGTGACCGAATGCGTTGTAACACATTTCGATATGTTCCTTTGTCGGGATGTACCTACCGTCTGGCTGTAGTTTGTAACCTTCGTTAATATATGAAGCAAGTTCATTCATTTCTACAGGTATTACTTCGTATGCAAATAAAGTGACTTCACCTTGTTTTGTTTGATAACGAAGCCGTGGAACACCGTACCATTTTTCATCGCATACAATTGTCGCACGCCCAATTTCTCCGGGAAATAAAGTAATCCCTATAGACGGTGCTTTTGTTATCATAAAATAAGCCTCTATATCGTTTTTAAATGCTGCAACCATACGGGAAACTCTTTCCTCTGTAAGTTCATCAATTGTTTTATCTGAATGCAAATCAATTCGTTCATGGAATTCTAAAAGATGTTCTCTCACAATACCCCACGAACGTACATTTTGGAACCTTAATTCACCGGTCAAAGGGCGTAACTTTTCTGTGCCATCATCATATTTGCACAATAAATGCCATCCCGATTTATTTCTACCAAATGTCTGTTGTCTAATTTCTGTTATTTCGTAACTTTCATCGAATAATAGATTTGCTTTAATTGTCTGTTCGACATCACCAGCATTAATGCATAATTCTGCGAGATGTTTATATTCGATTGCGTACTTATCATAAAGCAAATCTCCACGCATACCATCCGCGAACGGAATAGTTACTTGACAAGGTAACGGAAAGTCAACCTTTTCACCAAAAGACATATTTTCAACAATATATACCGGTGCTGTTTTACATTTCTCAGAAAAGAATTTAGCTGTTCTTATTACATCCGATAGTGATAGCTTGTTTGGCTGTGTAACAAGAAAAATAGTACTGATTTTCATTAACTCCATGATCTCAATATGCACATCCGTAATCGATGGGGGTGTATCAATTAATACTACATCAGGAGCAACATTTTTGTATAGTTGGATAGCATCGTTTATAAATTTTCGAACCATACTTTTCTCAAAATAAATAAGGTTGTCAAAAATATGTCCTGTCGAATGCACCCAAAGATTTTCTTCCGGGTGCGGATTTGGGTAAATTACAGACATTGAAGGTGTATTTATATCCCCGTCGATTATAAGTACTTTTTTACCTATTTCCTGCAAAGCACGGGCGATGTTGACAGTTGTCGTTGTTTTACCTACACCACCTTTACCTGAATAAATTAAAATCGTTTTCATGACTATACGTATAAATGTAAATTATCGAATTCAATTCGTGTCGACTGATCTTCCGGCTGAAAAGGACGGTCTCGGCAATAGCTATCGATAACCGCTTTTACGGCTCTTGTATCACCGTTATCGGTCATCCAACTTTCAGGGATTACCCCGCTTTTGATAGCTTTTTCAAGGTTGGAAAATAAATCAGCTTCCATTTGGTGCATAATCTTGTACATCAACATTTTTTGTCTTTTTTCAAACTTGTGTTTTATAGCAATCTTTTTTGCTTCTTCTCTTTTAGTCATGTCCATTTTATATCCTTTCTATTGCCGTTTTAGCTATTTCTTGTAAATGTTCTAAACATTGATTATATCCATAAGCTACCGATATGCTGTCAAATTCAGTATCTCCCCATGTACAACCATCTATTCCATCTGCTTCTGAAATATTGTTGATATGTTCCAAAGCATTTAGCATTTTAGGTGCAGCAGCAATTAGCTTTGCGTTTGCCTCTGCTTCTGAAAAATCTATATCGTAAGATAATATTTCAGCTATGTAATGGCTTTTATCGGCTCCAATATGAATTTTTCTTTCTGACGGTCTTACAACTGTATACCAATTTCCTTTAGTATGTGCCATATTATTCGGTTGCTTTTTTGATTACTTGTTTTACTTTACAAATCATAGAGTCTATAGCCTGCGCTTCATCTTTCATTGATTCGGACATAAATGGTTTTTCTGGGTAAAGCAGTAAAAGTTCAATAGAAATAACTTCTTGTAATGCTTCTAATAATTCAGGCGCAGCGGCTATAAGTTTTGCGTTTGCACAATATTCTTCATATTCAATAAATGTTGAATTCACAGTTGCGATAGTTGGATATGTCTTAATCCCATCTCCATTATGTCTACTTTGGATAGTTGGGTATTTATCACCCTGTACAAACCAATCTCCTTTAGTGTGTTCCATCTTCCTTATTTCTAAGATAAATCAATATGTTCTTAACTGCATAGAGTGCATTTTGCGTGTTCTTCCTCTGCCAAACTCCAATAGATGGTGCCCATTTAAAAGCATTTTTCTTAAGCAAATCTATTGTCTCCATTTGTGGCTTTTCATCGAATAAAATTTGTATTCTATCCTCAGCCCAGTTTTGTACAACTTTACCACCGGGGAACGTCACTTCTGAATTTTCACGCTCCGAATTTTCTGCTTTACGTTCTTTTTTGTTTTCGGCAATTTCTAGGAGTTTGAAAAATTTGTGTCTTTCAGTAATTACCACACTCATTGTTTGATTGAAATTTCGAATACAGTCAATAGCCATTTGTACAATTTCTGTGTCACCACGTTTTGCGTAGGTTTCTACTTTATTGTAAATCGAACTAACAAATAGAGCCTTGCTGCATCCCCGCTCAACTCCGGTGTTTATTCCATGAATGACAGCCGCAGAATGCAGGATGTCTTTTTCAAGATATTTCCAGTTTTCGTTTCGCTTTTCACTTTCTGGCTTCGAGTCTTCAATGCGTTTGGCAATCGACTTAAGCGCCTTTGTTCGCCATTCTGAAAACTCATTGTATTTGGCGCGCTCTCTGTCGTTTGCTCTTTTAGCTCGATTGACATTAAATCCGGAGCCTCCTGTTACAGCAGAGCTTGCACAATTCGAATGAGAGTGAAGCCAAGAAGAAAACAGCTTTTTGTAGTTCTCAATATACCGTTGTTTTTCACTCTCAGGCATATTTTGAAGGTCTTCGTTCAATTTATCTTCATGTTCTGTGATACATTGTTGCCCTCTCTTGTCTGGGCTGAACGATGTCCAATAAAATGCACGATATGCAAGTTCTTTAAATTCTTGTAGGGTTTCCATATAAATTGCCCGTAAACTCGATAGCGCATGTGTTTGGTTATAATAATTTATGAATTAAATTTTCCATCTTCGCTACTAGCTGATCTGTATCTCGATCATATTTTCTAAAATCAGCGTGAGGAAGTTTAGAGACTTCAAAAAAATAAGAATGAAATCTATTACGTTCCTGTATTTGTGAACTAATACGAACCAATTCGAATATAACTAAGATATTACCAGCGGATAAAATAAGCTCCTTTTGAAAATTTGACTTTAAAGTTGGAGATATACCCCAAGAAAATAATGTGTTATTTGCATCCGTGACTTCAAAACCAATCGTTTTAAATGTGTCGTCTTTTACAATTATTGCCTTCATAATACTATTAGTTAAATGTTGATTTGTTTTAGATTATTCCATTGCTGTTTGTATGTTCAGAACAATATCATCAAACGAAGAAACGGCACTTTCCATCTCACCTATAGCGGTCTCTGATTTTTCGCCTTTTTCTCCATATTGAAAACTTTCCGGCATGTTGTCGAAATACTCTTGCTCCTCATCCATTAATGTTTCAAGTTCGCTTTTCAATTCTTCCACTTTGTCGATAATAATTTGTAGTGCTTTACGTCTATTTGAGTTCATTGTGTATTGTGTATTATGGCAGAAAATTTAGTAACTGCCTGGTTTATTTTAAAATTTAGGTGCAGGTGTTAGTTCGTCTTTTGGAACAATTTTTTGTAAGTTGTAATCCCAAACGAATTGCCCTGACATTTCACCTGCCAATATGGAATAACAAACATGTCCGTGGAGTCTAGGATTAGCACAATCAGCAGCAGTTCCATCCATCCAACCCTGTTCTTGTTCGTTAAAAGTATAAGGTTTATATTCCTTTTTAGCTCCTTTGGATAAAAGTTTATTAAAGTCTTTTTGGCTTAATTTATGCATGTTAGCTCCATAATATCTTAGCTCTAAGCAGTTAATTGTTATATAGTAAAAATACTCTGCTTTTTTTTCGTCGAAGTCTCCTTTGCGTTCAATTGTCGTTTCAATAGATGTAATAACCGTCTTTGCTGAATCATTTAATTGGAGTCTCATAATCTTACTTGTTAAATGTTTATGTTCTTTATATGATTACATTGTAATCACTTTGCAAAAGTACATTTGTTCTTTTAAATACAGTTCATTTATTGGGTTAAATATCTGTTAATCTAAGTTAAGTTGCTGTATTTGCTTCTATCTCAATACTAAATGATTGCATAAAATATATGATTACATTATAAACACATTGCAAAATTGTGATTATATTTGTCGTCTAATCATGATTTATTCAAATTCACTAATCAAAGAGGGAACATGAAAACCAAAATTTTAGAATTACTGAAAACCAAATTCACCGGGGTTCAGGAATCAGTTTTAAGCAGGATAGCCGACAAGTTGGCGAAGACCGCACTCACCGATGAACAAGCAACAACCGCAGTCGAGGGGGTTACTATTCAAACAGTCATTGATAGTTATGCAGACAGCAGGGTTGGCGAGGCTACTAATACAGCCGTATCCAATTATGAAAAAAAGCATGGAATCAAGGACGGAAAACCAGTTGACACGCCTGTTGATACTCCACCCGCCCCGGGTGCAGATAAAGACATTGCAAAAATTATCGCGGACGCTTTAAAGCCGTTGCAAGATAAAATTGCATCGTTTGAGACAGGTAAAACAACTGAAACAAGACGGCAGACACTTGCGCAGAAACTCACGGATGCAAAAGCCCCGGAAGTATTCAAAAATCAGATTCTTAAAACGATAGATAAAATGAATTTATCGGACGAAGAATATGCTGAATTTGAAACCGAGGTAATTACGAACGCCGGGCAACTTGTACAAGAAGCGGCAAACGCCGGGCTTGGAATGCAACATAATCCTTTTGGCGCAGGTGCAGGAACTGGCGGAAAAGATGTTGCGGTTACGGACATCAAAAAATGGGCGGAACAAAAAAATCCTGCAACAGGTAAATAAATTTATTCATTTTTCAATTCACACAATCATGTTAAATATAACTAAGCAAGTTGTAAATACAGGTATTCAAATTTGGCAATCAACCGATACGGAAGTCGCACAAGGCGGATTCACAATCAATGATGCCGGATTTATATCGGGTGATACTATCCCTGCCGGAACTCCAATTGCATTTGACGAACAGACCCGTTTTGCTTTAGTAGCAAAAGTCGCTGTCGTTACGGAAGCAGCTTCAAATGCTGCAACTGCATACAAGGTAAAGAAAGGACACTTACTAAAATCTGGTTCTCAAGTAAAAGTAACAGGTCAAGGCGCACAGGCTATTATTGCAATCGATAAAACGAATGCTGATTATGACATTATTACTGTTGGGACGACAATCGGGAAAGCTGTTGCTATTGGTGACGCTATCTACGTTGATGATGCCGGCGCAACCGCACCGGGTGGTCTTTCATTTCAAGACATTACTATTGGGGCAAATGGTATTGCCTCTGTGACAGTAGCAACTAAGGGTACCGTTTACGCACGTCGTATTGTTCCGGTTCCTGCTTCAATCATTGCACTTTTAGTGCGTATTCGTTTTTCACAATCTTATTAATAGGAGAAAACAATTATGTCAAAAATTCAATCAATTTTCGGCGTTTACGCCGACCAATTACAGGTCGTAATAAACGAAAGTTTAGCGATGTTTGCTCCAACTTGGTATCAAAATTATTTTGATTGGTCGCCAACTCAAACCCAATTGAACTTTGTTCAGGTTATTGGTGCAGCACGTATTGAAGCGGCAGCGTCTATCGTTGACCGTTCATCTAGTTCACCATTGCGATCACGTGCTATGCTGGCAAAATATCAGGGTGAAATTCCTGCAATTAAAGAAAAATTCTCGATGACCGAACAGGACTATCGTGATTTTTTGAATATTCAGGCGCTGAATTTCAGTAATCAAGATGCTCAAAAGCAACAACTTTTGAACTATCTATTTGGAGACATCCAAAAGGCAGGTTCAGCAGCACACAAACGCCTTGATATTATGGCGTTGCAAGCAGTATCAACTGGTAAAATCAGCTTAACCGTTGATTGGAACCCTGATGGTATCATTTTAAAGGATGACCTTGATTTGCTTATGCCAGGTGATAACCGTAAACAGGCAGCTTTCAAATGGTCTGACAAAGCAGATGCAACCCCTATCGACGACATTACCAAATTGGTATCTGATGCCCGTCTATTGGGTCACGAATTTGCAAAAATCCTTATCAGCCCATCAGCTTTCTTAAACATGGCTCATTGTAACCAAACTATCACCTCGTTGATTTCTTTCAACGCATTACAAAAAGGTGCTTCGGTTGCTACACTTGACAAAGTGAACGAATACCTTACTGCTAATCTATTCCCTCAAATGGAAATCGTTAATCAGGTAGTCGGTATTGAAAAAGACGGCATCATCAAATCGGTTCGTCCATTCAATGATGCTAATATCACTTTTGTTCCTGCGGGTAAAATCGGTACGATCAAAAATGCATACTGCATGGAAGAATTACGCCCGGTTTCTGATGTGAATTACGGTTCATACAATCACGCACTTATTTCAAAATGGCAAGAAAACGACCCTTGGGGAGAATTCACCAATGTTGAGTTGAATGCGTTCCCTGCAATTGACCTTATCGACAGGATTTACATAATGAACGTCGAATTTTAATAATAGGTGGGGTTAGAGATAGCCCCACCATTTTAGAAAAATATGGCAACTGAATATAAGGTATCTGACTATTTAAATTCTAAGCTAATAAGGCTTGGCATTGAACTTTCTGACGTTGAAATTGCAGTACTTAATATCAAGTATATAATTCCAATTACTGCCCCTGATTCCGTATTAGATCAAAATAATATAGCTCTCGTAGATAAAGCTTGCTTATACCAAGTTCGGGACTTATTACTAGCTCCTGAAATTGTCGAGGGCGGATATTCGATTAAATACGATAAGGAGTCGGTTACCAAATGGTACAACTCAGAGGTTCATAGACTAGGGCTGTCAAATAACATTGAATTTAGTTTGGCTCCTAAAATTCGCGACGCTTCTAACTATTGGTAATATGCTTAAATCACAATATCCATACAGTTTACAGATTTTACCCAAATCAGATATTTTGAAAGACAAAAACGGGAATTTCATTCCGGGTACTTCTGACTGGGAGGAAGTTTGTAAATGCAGAGATGAACACGGTAGAAATTATAAAATTGAGACGCCTGACGGAATTGGGTATGTAGCAACATTTGTGGTTTTTGCTCCTAAAGGTACAGAACCTCTTTCAAGAGGTACAACCATACGTGTTATGGATGGTGATACTTTGAGGATTACTGGCAAAGTAATAATTTCTCGTAAGGAGCAATTCAATACTAGATTATGGGTTTAGCAATCAAAAAAAATACGCTTGAAGCCTATCACAAAGCAATGCGTGAGAGACTCGACAAGGCAAATTTTGATGTTCTATCAAGAGTGGGAGAGGAGGCAGTAATATACGCAAGAAGCCTTGACACTTATACTGATAGAACCACAAATCTAAGAAATAGTATTGGGTATGTTATTTTGAAAGATGGAATTGTTGTTTCAGGCAAGTTTCCCGGTAATTCGGTTGCAGGGAAAGGAGTAGGTCAGGCGTATGCAAATAAAGTTGCTGAAATGGTTACCGAATTGAGCCCGAAAGGTTGGATTCTAATTGTTGTTGCCGGGATGGATTATGCTGCGTGTGTAGAGGCTAAAGGTTACGATGTATTATCCGGTGCGGGTAATATGTTGAAATTGAAAATAGCCGAAATATTATCACAGATCAAATCAGAATTAAAAAAATGAAAACATCAGGCGAACAGGTAGATATTCTTTATATCCTATTAAATGGAAATGCAGATTTAAAAGCTCTTATAAGCGGAGATGTTTATAAGCTCGGTCGCCCAAATTCAGGCAGCGAAGATATTGTGATAAAGACTGTTTCTTTGGTCGGTCAGACAAAACAATTTGGCACGGCTGCGGTAAACATTTGGATTCCTGATATTGACGCAGGTGATCAGACATTCCCAAATACGGGTCGGATTGACATTATAGGTGATAAGGTGATTGAATTGCTGGAATCAAACATTAATCCTGACTACAATATGACCATTGGTAACCAAACAGTTATTAGTGAGTTAGATTTAAAATACCATTATTTTTCTATTAAAGTAAACTTTGAATTTTTTAATTTATAAAAACTACAATCATGTCAAGAGTATTAAAAAACCTGTCGAGCATTTCCGTTGGTGATGTAGCGACAACAGATTACCCCGGTGGTACCGGTTGGACTGGAACCAAAATAGGTACTATAGATTCAAATGGTGTAACCATTGCAGAGGGAGAACCAAAGGTCGAAAATCTTGGTGTTGCTGGTCAGATTGTTCCAATTGATGTCAATGTAACACCGGGTGATTCTATCAATTTTACAGGAGCCTGCTATGTTGAGGTTGGCACCGAATTAACTACCATTCATGGCGGAACAATGGGAGCCGATGGCTGGGAGGCAAATAAGGAAATATATGTTCCAAACAAATCTTTCGTTCTCGCAACTAAAGATGCTAACATGAAAATTCTTATTCCTAACGGTATTTTGACTGGATGGTTTACAGGAAAACTGACCGATACAGGTTCAGCACTTATCAACTTCAAAATTTCACCAGTTGACCCAGGTACGACTTTAAGTTATTTCAAAATAACCAAAAAGCCAGCTGCATAAAAATGTGAGCTAATTATGTGCAACCAAAAGCCGTCGGATATGTTCGGCGGCTTTTTTTATACAACAAAACATGATAGATAAATTAGTTCAAGAGTTCAAAGAACATGAAGTTATGCTCGAACGTGGTTTAAAGTTCGATATAAAATACATCCATCGCATAAAGGTGCCGTACATAGGCATTTCTTTTAAGCGTAAGGCGAAAAAAACTATATACCTACACCAAC